ATACAAATGGTCGTGCTATTAAAAGTTGTGACTCCGTGAAAAACCCTGGCAACGCCAGGTAAAAATTCGGGAATCGAACTAATATTCGGCGCGACCAGTTGGCCATTGTTTAGGCCCCGTGTACGGTCACAGTACACTAGCATTTATACTTTGCTAAAGTATCAATCTTAAGGTCCTACAGCAGGTGGATCAACTTTGAACATTCGTGGTAATCCAGTCCAAAAATAGACTTGAAAATCTTCACCAATACTACAATAAGTATCGAATGAACCAGGTTGATTGGATGAACTTGATATTCTCCACCTAAATGAAGGATCAAAAGGGGTAAAGCTAGATTGACGAGCATCTTTACCCGGTGAAAACCTGTATTTTGAGTAATATGGAATCTCGACTTCAAGTGTGGGATTGACAGACTGTTGAGTGTAAGCAAGTCCATCCCATGATGCAACACCACCATCTCCTTCTTCTAATATCAAAGGAGTAATAATGTTTTTCAAACCATTAACGTCTTGATCTCCATATGAAGAAATTGCAGAATCAGTCGCTTCCTGCGTTCCAGTAGGCCACAATCTATGTGCGTAAATTGTAGCTGTAGCAATGTTTGATGTGTTATTCGGAACTACTTTCCATCGAATACTACCTCTATGCCCTGAAAATGCATATCTTACCCAATGTAACAAGTTGGTTGGTACGTAATTATACCCGTTTGCACCTTGAGCATCAGGAGAATACCCTTGTAACTTCGGAAAATAACATCTAATATAAGATGAAATCCGTTGACCATTAGTATACTCTAAAGACTCGTGCAACATAGCTCTTTTTAACAAAGGTCGAAATGATGCAATTGACTCTCCTGCAAATACTTTGTTTACATCTGTCAACACTTGCTCATTCGTACCCATTCGCTCTACATTTGTTGAAAATGGAGCGTTGTCATTTTCTGATGCTATGGCATTAGGTGCTTCCTCTACTCCAGATTGAGGTTCTATTCCACTCTGTGATGTTGCTTGATCAAAATAAGCCAAGCCAACAATTTCACTGGAAGTTGGAACAAAAACCTCAAAATCATCCCCTGCAGAAACGAAAACATTTATTTCTATATCATTATCTATCTCACTATTAGGAACAGTGAGTTCATTCAGAACAGAAACAAATATAAATCCATTTCCAGGGTTAAAAGTAAGAGGAGTTCCACTCGTGGAGAACATAGATGTATCATTGTCTCCAAGTGAATGCTGGAAATTTTCCATTAATGCAGTTGTTTGTGCAGGTCCAACTTCAATTGTAACATCTCGGTCTTTAGATATATCCACTATACGCTGATAATTGACATTATATTCAGGACTAGATGGAACTGTGGAAGGATCAAATCCTATTCTCAATCGTCCTTTGTGAAAAGACGAAGAAACAATTTGAAATCGATACCTCATAGTTCCTGTCCAATACCTAAATGGTAATGCCGCTACAGCGCAAGGTGGAAACATAAAACCTTGAGCACCATTAGCCCCAACAAAATTTCTCCATACTGATGGAGAAACTGCCATCTGAAAAATAATATCATCGGCAGCTTGGGCAACAGTGTAATTGAAAGTTGTATAATACGCCTCTCTCTTAGCTATATCGCGTATATTCATCGGATCATCACCCGATAAACCTGCTATTCTTGGATCAATGGAAAGCTCCTGCTTTTCATCCAGTGTCAACCTTTGCACAGTTTGTGGCACATTGGTTATTGCCAAACTACTGGTTGGTTGAGGTCTTAAAGGCTCTGGAGCTTTTGTAATTGGAGGCGCGCAATAGCCAAACAATTTGGCCATTCCCCCTATCACATCAGCAGCTTTAGCTGTGGCCATCGCATATGGAGCAATAGCTCCAATACCCGATGCCACTTTAGCCATTTTCGACACGACACTGGCAGGTCCAGAAATAATTCCCTTCTCATTTGCCTCATCAATCTCCTTACCAGATTGAGGATTAAGAGTGGACATGTTCCTGGCAGTTGGAACGGAAAACTCAATATCTTCCATCCAACCAAAAATTGTAATGTTGAGTGGTGTATTCGCTCCATTTGCGTGTTTAAGCGGGTTCAAAACCCGCAAATACAATTCGCCCAACTCAGACCAATCGGAAGTCGAAATATCAACATAATCTTCATACCAAAAGAATGGCAATGTCATCTCTCCTCCCTGAGAAGTTGTCGGATCTATATACAAATGTGGCAATTGAGTTGTTTGAACCAAATCAGTACGAAACAAACTAGTATGAGTGGACAAATCGTCCCACCCAGGAACTGGATTGTATGCGACTAATAATCGTCCATAATAAAACCCATTACCATTTATGACAACTTTAATTCTCAATTTTCCTCTCAACAATTTGTAATTGGAGAGTCTATTGGCCACCCTTGGATTCTGCAAAAAGAACGACCACGGGTTAAAAGTGGCAGACAATGAAATACTCGGAGACCAAAAGTAAGTTGCAAGTCGAACTGGACGCCTGAAAAAGTCATCCAAATTTGCATCCTCTTTATCTCTCAAATACCTTGTGTTGTCAAATTCCGAATCCACTACATAATGGTGACTTGTTGTTTCGTCATCAAAATTCATTGTAGTGTATTTTGACATAGGCATCGTCTTTGAAACTGAAACTCCTTCAACACCACTCTGTGGGTTTAGCTCTTCTGTTTCATTTATCTTTTCCAAAGCTGCTGCTTTCTTGTCGCGTATTATTTGAAATCGCTCATACGCTTCTTTGTACAATCGAGTACGAAACTTCCTTTTACCATCATTAGGCTGAGTAATGCCCAATCCAGGCGTTTTAGTTTCTCTCCCACTCTGTGGTACAAGCGACCTACGCAACTTTTCATCATCAATTATGAGTAACACTTCTTCATACGTCACTCTATCATATTCCTCATACCTCTTGCGAATGGAATCCAATTCCTCTCCGCTTTGTGGTGGGAAATGTGCGACATCAACTGGTGATGATGAACCAGCTATTCGTTCCAACTCATTATTACGTCTCTCTATATCTATAACTAATTGACGCAATTCCGCAATCTCTCGAATATAAGTTTCAAAAGACTTCCAATGCGGATCATCTTGAGTTTCCATTGAACTTGTTTGATGTCTAAATTGCGAGGCATCCGCCTCTTCAGGGTTTTCGGAATCCCTGCTAACCTCAACAGATGAATTAAATGTACAATATTTTAAACATTGACCAGACGATTTATTTACAACCGTAATGACGTACGTCTATTACCATTCGGCTTGTCAAATTTTATAAACGTGCAACGCGTATGAGCATGTAGATCGACAAACTACAATTCACTCACCGTAACCTGTATACACGAGTTAATTTTGCTTGGCTCAGATTTAAAACTGCCACTCGTTTATCGCCTGAGTTAGGCATATGCCAACTTCCAATCCGCAGCCATATCTTCATAAGTTTGATGCAATGTTTCACACATATGCATCAACCCATGTTTTTCAGCTATTTCAATCATCTGTTTTCTCCGCATCTCATATACGCTAGGTCCATGATTGAACCATTCACGCGCAGCTGTACAAATATTCAAAGCACAAGCTTCCTCTTTAGACAGCGGAGTTCCTTTCGGACGTAAGTAACAATGCAACATTTTAAAACAAGAATCGTCCACTAAAGCCCCAATATTGCAATTGAGCGCTTCGTGAAACACGTTCTTTCTTTTCAAAAATTCAAAATCTTTCTCGTCAATAAAAGGCTTCAACTCAGACTCTTTGTCTGGCATAGTATAAATCTGTCCATACTTAGCCAAAAACTCAGAATAATCCTTAATGTTGAATTTTTCAAAACCTTCTTTAACGGTGCCAATATTGTCATCACCGTACGTCATCATTGCAGCACAATCGGCAAATGGTAAATCTTCTGGATACATGGTGTAAAAGAATGCACGCATGTTTAAACTTCCACAAATACCATTAATTACAACTGTTAACGAATTTCCACTAATGTGTGTACCTTCCGTCAAACCTATCAAATCTCCGTTGAAAGCAATGAGTGAATAAGCAATATCACCCACCATCGCTTCCATAACACGTAGATCCTCAGCTGTATAGCCGACGCACTCAGCAGCGCAATCGATGAGAATTCTCAACGATGCAATAATCAACTGTGCAGGAATCTTTTGATCGTATTTTCCGTAATCACCACCAAAGATCCTTTGCGATCCAAATTTCATGACATGATTGTAAAATTGATCCCATTCAGGACCATGACAATTTATGCCAACAGCACACTCAGATTTCAAAGGATTCATCATAATGACCCTCAAAATAGGTAAGAAATATTTCCGAATCAAAAATGTCAAAGCTACGGCATTACCATAAAATATTCGACACTTGTCCTTGGAAAGAACTTCATCTTTCTTGCATGCTTTCGCTACAGGGAATGCTCTCTCTCCATTTCGGTAACAATTCTCACAACGATCAACTTCACCCATAACTTCAGGTGTAAATTCCCGATTCATACCCCATTCATCTTGAGCATCCATGTCAAGAATGTATTTACTCTTGGGTCCCGATAAAGGTAAACCAATAGCTGTAGACATCTTGATGGCGTCAATAAATTTAAGACCAACCCAACCATTTATGTTAGGTCGATCATTCAACGGAGCACAATTAAACCAAAGCTTGTTTTGGAAAAGCGGTATAACACTCCTCTTATAATCTTTAACCGCCAATTGTAGCAATCGATATTCATAAGGAGTTGCAGGAACCGCCAAATTTGCCAAACACGTTTGCCAGCCATACCAATCAGGCGACATTTTTGGGGGTCCCCATTTGTTGGGGACTCCTGTCACTTCAGTCACGGTTTCACTGACTTCAGTCACTCTCACTCTAGACACATACTTTGCACGTCCAGGACATTGGCCATAATACTCAACTTGTGAATTTTGTGGCATGTAATTGAGAGGACTCTTTTTGTGTGGCATACCAGGTGAGCATATCTTAACGCCAAGAACCTGCGGTTCAAACTTCTCCGCTGATCCTGTAATCAAAACTCCCTCACACTGGCGTATTTCTTTCAAAGCCTTAGTCAACTGTGGAACTGTTAATGATCCACTACATCCAATGGGTGAATCACATTGTCCACCCAAATGCAAACCAGAAATCACTGGTGCAGATGTATTTGCAATCAACACAGCTCCACACAATCCACTGAAAGTGTCCATAGACAAATTTGTATATTTATGTCCAATAAACTCACAACAAGTGAAAACCTTCATCAACTTAGCTGTTCCAGTGGCTTCCAATACTTCACCATTCTTTTGTCTGTAATACATATTGAATGGATGATTGGGCATATGATCTAGCGCAAAATATGGCACAATATCCTTAAACGATCCTCCAGTGCTTGAATAACACACCATAAAATCAGTTCCTGGTATATGCCAACTGCATTGCGGTGATAACCGCGTCGCAAACTTTCCGCCAGACGTTTCTGGATTTTTCTTTCTAAAGGTGACATCAATTGAATCAACCAATTTACCATCAATCTCGAAATAATGTCGTGGTATTATCACAACGTTCGATTTTATGAACAAACCGTTGACCATATAATTAACACCCTCATATGAAATCGTACCATAGACCAAATTTTTCAAAACAGCATTTTTCAACTGTTCCTTAGTCATAGTGCGATTCAAATCCGAAACTGGAAGCTCTCGAGGCAATACAGTAGTCCATGGACTCTTCTCTGCATCTCTCTGATCAACTTCCTCTTGTGTTTTAGGCTCCAATGAGCCCTGTGGATTCAACTTCTTCCAAGCAGCATACACCTTTGCCATAGCATACGCGGCACCAATTGAACCAGCTGCAGCCAAAACATATGGCATGTACTGATCACGATACGATCGCAAAATAGGAGAAATTGTGTTAGCATCCTCTAAATATTGCAAATACGTTTCCTTAGCCCTTGAAAAACGATAGAAAATGTATGTACCTGTACACGAAGCAAGATACACACATCCCCATCGACGTAGACGACCACGATTTGTGTACTTAACACAAGCACCAATCGCAGCGGTACCAACGGCCAATGCGTGCATGGCAATGCGTCGTTGCTGTCTTGCAACACGCCGTGAATCCAAAAAGAAAAGTGCATTCTCCACCAAAGGATTATGTAACCATTGAGAAGGAACCAACGAAACCCAATTAAAATACCTGTAAAATAATACCGCTTGGGCACGAATAGCCCCTGCAGCTCCTAATTCAAGCATTCTTGCGGGTCTCGATAATTCTTCCTCAATCTGACCAGTTATGATATTCTTGGCCATTCTTATCGATGTGGCAATCTCCTCGCCCCACTGTGGGGTAATATGCCTCATACACTTTCCTTTCAATTGACAACACCCATCAATACCACACAAATCATAATGCACAATTCGTTTATTATCAGCATGTTTCATATTAAACTGTCTCTGTCTAAAAGTATGAAATTTTTCAATGGCATAATTAATCACCGTTTGAAAATCAACTCCTTTCATGACAATATCGTTCCACTCCACTAGCTCATAAATACCCGACTGTGTTAAATTTTCGGGCATGACAGGTGTCAAAACATCAAATTCCCAAATGTCATCATAAGGACTAGGCGTGTATCCATCCTTCCCAATCCCAAGACCTTCTTGGACTTTACCACTATCTAATCCTACAGTGACCCCATTTCTTTTGACAGCATATTTATCCTTAACTTTTACGTCAAGAACAACATCCATACGTCTTTGAATGGAATATGGGCAATTTGAATAAATGTGTGCATCCAGATGGAGAACATTTGTTGTAACAGTCAAAAGCTCGGGTTCAACCCAAACTTTGCCCTTGTTCTCAATCTCTGCCATGGGTGCACACAATGGGACATTGTTTTTAACCTGCACGATAGTTTCACATGGAGATTTCTCCACATATTTTTCTTTCGTATTCGCATGGTCATCACAATGAAAACGAAGCATGTCAGACTTCGCTTTGTCCCAAAATTTCTTTGCTGGATCAAAGGTAAAAGTTCTACCTTTATCTGTACTCAATCCAGCACTGGCAAGAAGAATATTACTCAATTGATCACAAGCAGTCGTTTTGCCAACACTACTTCTTCCAAAGAACTCAATTCCAAATGGAGCTCTTCTAAATCCACCAGACAATTTCAACAATGCAAAATCATTGATAACTGTCAACAACTTTTGATACTTACGATCAATAGTTGCTTTGTCGGCACCCCGCAAATGGCGAAGCATATTCTTCATTTTTGATGTCAATTTTTCCAATTTCCCATTGAAATCTGCATCAGTCATTCCAACTATCTTTTCAAGATTGCCACTTCTGGCCAAATCCCATAATTTCATAACTTCAGCGTATTCAACATCCATATCGGTCAAGTCACCATCACCCAAAATCAATGGTAACATAGTTCCTTTTTCCATCGAAGCATAAACATTCTCAACAAAATATACAATGGTATCACAACAAGCAGAAATAATATCTACTGCATTACCTTGCACAATTTTGAGATCTGGTTCAATAATCTTCAACTCTTTAACTGAAAAAGTGACATCTTCCGTCTCACAAATACCAAAACAAACAAGTAATGATAATAATCGCGAGAAATGTGGAAACAATCCATGATTCACACAAGCCGACCAATTGTCCCTTACTTGCTTCATGAATGGAATCCACTTGTTGGCACGCTCACTATTCATTGACTTACCGCTATCAATAACGGCATCAAAAACTTTTTGTGTGGCATGCGCGGGCTCAGTTGTTTCCTTTCTTGTGGAATCCGTTATATCAGATTTCTCAAGGGAAGAGATTTCAGAATCATTGTCGACAGACCTATCGCATATGTGAGATCCATCGGGCAAAAACCCGTCATTATCTACTTCTAAACCAACTTGAGGAACCATAGATTCCAAAGTGGACCTAGCAAAATCCATAATCTCATTCACAACTGATCTTTTAAAATGAGAACGGACATACAAAAATATTACTGATGCTAAAGTGGCAAAATCACTCGTTCCAATACAAGCAAAATATAAAGCTACCAATCCTTCAGCTTCTTTCAGCAACATATCATTCAATGAAACACCTGCCATTTTTGCAACACTAGTTAACAAACCAGTCATGCTAGGCAG